CGGCCGAGCACGTCGCCCACGGCGCGCAAAGGGCGACGTGCTCGGCCGCATGCTGCTGCCGGGCGACGAGCGAGCCGGCCCGATGCATCGACTGCCGCGGTTGCAGTGGAAGACGTGGGTGCGCCTGGCGTTCGTCGAAGCCGGCAGCGACTGGCGCAGCCTGAACCGCCTGGCGGTGGAGAACGGGCACCTGCGCGACTACCTGGTGGTGCCGGAGAACACCGAGGCGTGGCACCGCAACGTGCTCGGCGTGACGCCATGGGATCGGCACGCCGGCACCGTGACCGGCAACGGCCGGGCGACGACGGGTGCGTTCAGCGTCGCCGACCCGCGATTCGCTGGCCACGAGTTCGGTCAGTACGGTGTGCTGCCGTGGGACCGGCCGATGGGAGTCGTCAGCAGCCAGTCGATGCCCGGCGGCGGCCGGTACGCGGTAGCGGATCCGCGGCATCACGGGCCCGCCAAGCACAACAACGAGTTCCGGATCGTCCGGCGGGATCGCGAGGCCGGCGCGGTCACGGGGGCGCACGGCACCGGGCAGTGCGTGGCCGACCCGCGGCCGAATACGTCCGGCCGGCTCTTTACGAAGTACCCGGTCGTCGATTGGAGCCGGTCAACGGGGACGGTGATCGCCGGCGATGACGTCGGGGCGTATGCCGTCGCAGACCCGCGCAGCGGCATGGCCGGCGATCGCGACCACTACCAGACCGGCGGTCACTACGGTGTTGTGCCCTGGACCGAACCCGCCGGCGCCGTCAGTGCCGCGGCATGCCACGACAACGGGCGATGGTCGGTAGCGGATCCACGGACGCCCTCAATTTCTGGAGAGAAAATTAACATGCCCTCGCCGGCCGACAAGCTGGTCGCCCGCATCCGCGCGCTCGACGGCACTTGGCACCGGCCGTTCACGACGCTCGAGCTGGCGGCGCTGCAATCGCTTGTTGACCCCGAGGAACAGCTCGAGCTGGATGGCCTGAGCGATCAGGCATGGCGCGAGCGGATCGGCAACGCGGTACCGCCTGCGGCCGCGGAGGCGATCGCCGATGTCATGGGCACGACGCTCTTGCTGGCCTGGCAGGGTGAGACGTTCCGGCTGTCGGCCACGCCGATTTGGGTGCGGCCGGTAGCGGTGGCACTCAGCGTGCGGGGTGCGGCGTGACCATCGTCCACAGCCGCGTCACGACCTGCCGCGACGGCGTCGCGCTCACCACCGCCCTGCGCGGGTACCCAACGATGACCCCCGAGCTGGAGCTGGCAAGGCGGTGCCGGGTGGAAGTCGCGGCATGACCGACGCCCGCTCCCTTCTCCACGTCGTCAGCGTCAGCGGCGGCAAGGACTCCACCGCCACGCTGCTGATGGCGCTGGAGCTGCACGGCTACGAGTCAGTGCGCGCGGTGTTCGCCGACACCGGGAACGAGCACGAGGCGACGCTGGCGTACCTCTCATACCTGGAGGAGCACGTTGGCATCACGATCGACACCGTACGCGCTGACTTCACTGAAGACTTGGCGCGGCTGCGGAGCGTGCTGCAGACGATCGCCGACGGTGGCCGAGTCCCGCGGTTCAGGTGGACGCCGGCCGAAGCCCGGCGCGCTCTGCCGCTGATCCACCCGACCGGCAACCCGTTCTTGGACCTGTGCGTTCTCAAGGGTCGGTTCCCGAGCCGCCGTGCACAGTTCTGCACAGGGCGTCTGAAGCGCGATCCAATCGTCGAGTATCAGATGGCGTTGATCGGCGCTGGCCACGACGTTTGGTCCTGGCAAGGCATCCGGGCCGAAGAGTCGCCGAATCGGGCGAATAGCCCCAGCTTCGAGGAGGTCGGTGGCGGCCTGTGGATCCACCGGCCGATCATGCGCTGGTCGGCGGCCGACACCTTCGAGGCGTTGGCTTGCTGGGGTATCGACTGCAATCCGCTGTACCGGCAAGCCATGGGGCGAGTCGGCTGCATGCCGTGCATCAACGTCAGCAAGGAAGAGCTGGCCGAGATCTCCGCGCGCTTCCCGGAGCACATCGACCGGATCGCAGAATGGGAGCGGTTGGTCGGCATGGCCAGCAAGCGAGGCGCCGGAACATTTATCCCTGCGCCGGACGGCGGCCGAGGTGATCGGCAAGGACCGGGCATCCGGCAGGTCGTACTGTGGGCGCACACGACGCGCGGCGGCAGCCAGTTCGACTTGCTGAAGGCCGCTCCGAAGGCGGCTTGCTCCAGCGCATACGGGCTGTGCGAATGACCGACGCCCGCATCCTCACCGGCGATTGCCGCGAGCTGCTGGCCGAACTGCCGGCGGAAAGCGTGCAGACGGTGGTCACGAGCCCGCCGTATTGGGGCCTGCGCGACTACGGCGTCGACGGCCAGATCGGTCTGGAGTCCTCGCTGCGCGAGTGGATCGACCAGATGGTGCAGGTGTTCCGCGAGGTCCGGCGGGTGCTGCGGGGGGACGGCACGCTCTGGGCGAACGTCGGTGATACGTATTCGTCCGGGGGTCGCCGGACGCAGACCGCCCCGGGTGGCAACGTGGGGCACCGCGGCATGCGAGGCCCAGTGCAGACCCGGGCGACCGATGACGGCAAGCCCAAGGATTTGCTTGGTGTGCCGTGGGAGTTCGCTTTCGCGCTTCGGGCGGATGGCTGGTACCTGCGCCAAGACATCATCTGGTCAAAGCCGAACCCCATGCCGGAGTCGGTGCGCGATCGCTGCACCAAGGCGCATGAGTACCTGTTTCTGCTGTCGAAGTCCGAGAAGTACTTCTACGATTTTCAGGCGGTGCAGGAGCCGGTCAACGGTGGCGCGCATGCCCGCAAGGCCGTCGGGGGCCGGGCCGAAGGCGCCGGCGAAGTTGCGGGATTTTCACGTAAAGCGGTATAGATGCGTCCAATACTTTTTGCTGCGGATCGGCCCCTAAACCCTGGGGGATCCTTGGGCGACGGAGCGAGTTTTGGACAGGCATCGCAGTCCTAGGCCGATCGGCCGATACCGCCACAGCAGCACCCAGCGTAGACTCCAGACCGCCATGCGAGACATCATCGACCCCGCCCAGCCTCCGAGCCCGAAGTGGCGGCACAGGCTGGGTAAATGAGCGACCACGATCGAGTCTCCTCGGTTTGCGCCGAGGCGCTGATGGCTCATCTGGACGAGTTCGAGCGCGTCGGCGTGCCGCTACTCCAGCGGCTCGATCAGCGCCACGTCATCGATCCGAGCGTTGTTGACTCGCAGCCCAACCCGATGGACCTGCAGGGAGCCGTCCGGCGCCGGCCGGAGCAGCCGCTGTAGGGCCTCGATATCCTCGTTCTGCCGGTCGAGCCAGGCATCCCAATCTGCCGGCTCGAGCATCACCGGCATGCGGTCGTGGATCGGCCGCATCGTGTCATTCGGACCGGTCGTGATGATGCAGGCGGTGATCAGCCAGCCGTCGGCGCGGCGGGCGAATTCGAGGAGGCCGGCGGCCGCGAACAGCGGCGCGTCGATGGGCGTGACGTACCAGGGCTGTTTCGGCTGCACCGACTCCTGCCACTCGTAGAACCCGCTCATGGGGATCAGGCAGCGCGAGCGCTTGAACGCCCGCCGGAACGGTGCCAGTCGGGCCACCGTCTCTCCGCGGGCAATGTGGTAGGTCCGCGGCGCCCCGGGAGGCTCCAGGCCCCAGCGGGCGAGTTCGACGATTCGCTCCCCGGTTTCGCGGTGCTGGACGATCACCGGCACCTGGGCCGTTGGCGGGATGTTCCAGCGCGGCTCGAGCAGCAGACTGCCGGCCGCGCGGAAGATGTCCAGCAGCGAATCGATCGACGGATAGAGCGCGTACCGGCCGCAGATGACAGATCTCCCCTGACGGCCGGAGTGTAACTTGCGGCGACCGGGCGGGAGCGGCGATACTACTGTACATGTCAACAGTAGTAGGTGGCGGGATGGCTGACGATGCCCTGCGATGCGAGCTGTGCTCGGGCACCGCGTTTGACGATGTGTATCTCCCAGACTCATGGGGAATAAACGCCGTTCGCACCCAGCTCAAGGCGTGCAAGGAATGCCGGATCCTGTTCCTACCCCCGCTCGATCGCCCGCCGGACATGAAACCGACCCTACCGGCGATGTTCAACGGTCGGACGTACGGACAAGTTCCGCTGTCCACTGCCGACCTCAAGAGAGCCCTCGACGAGCTGCGCATCGCCGTCAGCAGGTTCCCGACCGACGAACGCTGGGTGCGAAACGGCGACACGATCGTCACGGCCACGCGAGGGGAACCCAGCGTGTGCGTCGTGCGGGGCGGCGACGCTGATCGTCTCGACTTGATCGCCCGGTGCGATCCGTACCGCCTGACAATGATCTTCGATCTGCTGCGGCAACAGCGGAATGCCACTTGACACCCGCCGCCCGCGGACATCCGCGCTGGGCGGGTTGCGGCCGGCCACACGCAGCGCCAGGCCGCCGACCTGCTGGGCCTGTCCTATCGGATCTGGGAGATGTACGAGGCCGGCGATCGCTCGATGCCGCCAGATCGGTATCAGCTCTACCTGCTGCTGACGGAACAGACGACGGCGGCCCGGGCGCGTCGAGCGCTGGCGCAACCAGAGGCGGCAGCGGGTTAACCCTGCCAAGATTTCGCTTGACGCTGGTCCGAAAACGGACCATACTATCTTCACCGCTTGGCAATCAGGTCGAGCGGCCTCTACCGGAGAGCCCAGCGTGACCACTTCCCAATCCTCCAAACTCGCAGCCGAGATCGAAATGCTCCGCGCGACGACCCTGAAACTGCAGGCCGAGGCCCGCAAGCTGAACCGCGAGTACGGTCTGGCGCCGTTCGCAGCTGGTGCGGCGGTGATGGCCGCCGCGACCGGTTTCGCGGTGGCGATGCTCAAACTGTTCGGCCTCTGACCGGACCCGGGGGCGCAAGCCCCCTTCTCTGCACATGGACGCCCACACCCTTCAGGCCCTCCGGACGCTGCTGTTTTTCAGCGTGCCCGAGGCTGCGCAGTACGTCGCCGATGTGTCCGAGCGCGCATGGCGACGCTGGGAGGATGGGTCGCGTGTCGTCCCGGATGACGTGGCGCAGACGATGACGGAGCTGGCCGCGTGGCGGGCCGGCGCAATCGCCCGGCTCGAGGCCGAGATGGGCGCCGCCGAGGGGCCGGTGCGCGTCCCGTACTACCCCAGCGTCGATGACTGGCAGGGTGAACCCCGGCACTGGCGGCCGGCGTGCTCGGCGGCCGCGGAGATCATTGCAAGGCACGGCCCGCGAGCCAGCCTGGCGGCGCCGCGCGGTGCCGCTCGCGCGAGCTGACGTCCGCTACTGCATTGACCGTTCGCAAGCCGCCACCGCGGCGCGATACTCGGCCAGCAGCGCGTTGTACATCACGGCGCGGGATCGGGCCCGAGCGGCCTCCCTGAGCGCATCCGCATCAGGATCTCGAGCATCCGCTCGATCTGATCGGTCGGCGCCGGCTCGAGCAGCATCGGGTCGGGGGTCGGCAGCACCGGCCGGACACCCAGGTGTGTCGGCGGGGATGGGCATTGCGCGCAGCCCGCGCAGAGCAGCGTCACGCTGAGTGCGAGTCGCGGCCAGATCGGCCCGTAGGCGCGCCGAATTGCTCTCATGCTGCCGTTGTGCCTCCGCGCTCGCAGAAAGCGCCTGGCGGGCCGCCTGAGCGGCCTGTGCGGCATGCTCGGCCCGCAGGGTTTGCAGCGCCCGATCGCTGCGCCAGTACTCGACCCTCCAGCCGATGATGACGCCGATCGCCAGCACGATCGCGGCCAGCGCAATCTGGCGGGTCATGCCAGCGCACGGCAGATCGCCTCGGCGGTCCGCCGCCGGGCCGTCGGGTCCAGCAGCACGGCCCGATCCCAGCGGTTGGTGACAAAGCCCAGCTCGACGAGCGCGCACGGCCGCTCGAATTTCAGGACCGCCAGATTGCCGCGTTGCTTGACGCCGCGATCGCGCAGCCCCAGCGTCGAGACGACAGCGCCCTGCAGCTTGCGCGCCAGGCCGTCGGTGGCGTTGTACAGCGTCTCGGTGCCGGTGGCCGTCTCGCTCTCGGCGGCATTGCAGTGCAGGCTGATCAGCATGTCGGCGCCGGCATCGCGAGCCGTGCGCACGCGCCCGATGAGCGGGCACGGCGTGGTGTCGTTGATCCGCGTCATGATCGGCGTCCAGCCGGCGGACACGACGGCCGACATCAGCGCAATCGCGTACTCCAGCACGACATCCGCCTCGCACGCACCACCGCTCACCGCCCCGGGATCAAAGTGGCCGACGGCCGAATTGCCCAGCCCGTGCCCGGCATCGATCGCAATGCGCATCAGCGCAGCGCCTCCCACGGCACACGGCCACGCCACTGATATCCCGTGGCAAGCATGCGCAGCCAGAACGCCGCCATCACGCCCAGATGCTCCCAGCCCGCCGGCTCCATCGGCTGGCGCGTGAGCACCAGCAGCACGCCCAGCGCCGACACCGCGCCGACGATGTAGGGCACGCGCACCGACCACAGCTTTACCGTCGGCCCGGAGGCGTTGAGCCTGCAGATGCAGCTCACCATCAGCCCGCCGGACAGCACGACATGCAGCACGAGACGCAGGTAGTAGTCATCCACGATTGCCACCTCCGGTCACACGCTCGACGATGCGCCGGATCAATTCCGGCAGCTCCCGCAGCCAGCCCGACAGCAGCGCTTGCGACGACAGTCCGAGCACAAACGCCATCGCAATCTCGATCACCGCCGCTGGCGCGCGAGAAAACCAGCCCTGCACGTACACCGACGCAAGTCCCGTCAGCGCCCCTGCCGACAGCGCAGCGACGACGACGACGATGACAGCGCGCGATCGACTCATCGTCGACTGCACCGACAGCAGCGCCAGTCCACCGAAAAAGCCGCCCAGCAGATGCGCAGGCTCGATGCCGATCGCCTGCCCCATGCCCGCTGTGACGAGCGCCGCCGCGGCCGTCACCTGCGATAGCCAGTTCATCGGTTTCTCCGTTTCGCGAAAGGACCGGCGCCCGGGCGATCCGGGATGTGACGGAACGTCGTGCTAGCCGGGGCTACGGCGAGGCACGTCAGCAGCAGCACCTTCGGCGTGCCCGCGCCCAGACCGTTGCTTGGCGTGAACGTGATCGAATAGTCGGCGAATGCCGCGCCCGGATTGCTGTTGCTCAGCACGCCGCCGCTTGAGCATGACCAGCCAGCCGGCAGCGTCGAGGCGGCGACCGTGATCGTCGGTGTGCCGGCGAGCGAGAGTTGATAGCTGTACGCCTCACCCACAACCGCTGTCGGCAGCGACTCTGTCACGATCGATGCTTCAAACACCGGCGATGTGCCGATCGCCACGCTGAACGTTTTCGTCGTTGCGCCCGCAGAGTTCGTCGCGCGAACGATCAGCGCCGCATACGTGCCACTCGTCGTCGGTGTACCCGAGAGCACGCCGGTGACTGGATTGATACTCAACCCCGGCGGCGCGCCGGAATCGATCGACCAAACGATCGTGCCTGGCCCCGTCGCGTCCAGTTGCACTGAGTACGCCTGCCCGACATTGCCTCCCGCAAGCGGCGATGCCGTCGTGATCGTGGGCGCTGCGGGCGTGCCGACCATCACGTTCGTCGGCGCGGACCATGCCGATTGCGTCATCACTCACCCCACCCAGGGATCGGGCTGGAAAGCGCCTGAGATTTCGTGAACCCCGCCTCGGCCGACGACCCGCCGTCTTGTCGATCCTGCCGGATCGTGTCGCGCAGCGTGCAGGCGGTGTACCAATCCCACGTCGTCGAGACAGATCGCTGCCGCGACAGCACCGCCGGCGGGATGGCCCAGGGGTGCGGGTCGACTACGCGCACGTCGCAGCCCACATGCGCGACCAACTTGACGTTGGCCGGGTTGAACGGGGCGTTCGGATTCCACGGCACCGCGCGCAATCTCGATGCGATCACAATCTGGCGGATGTCGGTGACAATGCTCGATAAGTCGACACCGTTTTCCCAGGTCGACAGGGGCATGCCAATCGGCCCCTTCACCAAGGAACCGTGCACGGCGTTACCGCCACTGGGCCAGCGCACGATGATCCCGGCACCCTCGGCCGCCGTCGGCGCGCGCGTCTCCACGGCGCCGTTGGCGATCAGCCAATCCTCACTCGCGGTGTACCACGTCTGCAAATCGGTCCGGTCGCGGATCGTCTGGTAGGCACCGAGCGAATCGAGCCATACCTCGAAGATCGAGCGTTCGAACTGGATCGCGAGATTCGTCTCGGCGTTCAGCCGCATCACCGCGCCTGCACCGGTGCGCAGTGCGCCTTGCTCAATCACGACGACCCACTGCGTATAGATCGTCCATGGGTCCGAGTCGCGGTACTCGCTTGGCAGCTCCGGCAGCCCGCCGAACCCCCCGTAGGTATCTGCCGGCACGGTCGTGCCGCGCACGAGCGCGCCGGCCGCAGTGACCGCAGGGCAGGGCTTGCCGCCCGGCCCGCCGACGAAATCGACGTTGTTTGGGTTGTTCGCCCAGCTCCCCCACGTCATCGCCTGGCCGTCACTCGCATCGTCCATTTCGTGGACCATGCGCGAGTAGCTCGGCGCCGCGCTGGCGACCTCTGTCGCGAAAGCCGTCAGCGCCGTCACCGCATGGATTACCGTCGGCGTGCCTTCGGTGTAGACCGATGCGCGGCAGTAGTAGGTCGTTCCAGCGGTAAGCCCCGTGGCCGCAAAAGTGAACACGCCAGCTTCCGCATCGGTTGGCTCATCCGAACCCAGCCACGGCCCCGCAAAGATGTCCTCGGTGAGCTGAATCAGCATCAGGCTACCGACGGGGATCGTTCCGCTGATCGTCACGCTCAGTTCGGCCGTTGTGGTCATGACGCTGGACACTGACACGTCGCTGAGCGTGAGCGAGCCAGGCGCGGGTATGTTCTGGCGCGCCTCAATCGTGTGCGGCCCGTCCGTCAGCGACACCAAGGCAGACCAATCGCCGTTGGCGTCGACGGTTGCCACGCCGGTCGTGATCGACGATCCGTCTATGCGCAAGTCGATCGTGCTACCACTGGGGCCACGCCCCGCCACAGCAATCGGCGAGGGACCGTCGGGCGCCGAGACAATGATCGGCGGTTCCAGAGGATTCCCGAATGCCAGCGTGACCAGCGCCATCGCAACCGGATTCGCCACGCTCGCACTCGGCGCCACCGCGCCGGACGCCACGCTGTAGATGCGATGCTGGCCGCGCTTGAGGTACGTGGACGGCGCCGAATTGAACGACGCAGCGGAGAACCCGCTATCGAGCGTCAGTGCCCCGCAGTCATCGTCACCGTGCGCCACCTGCAAGATGACGCCATCACCCGCCGCCAACGCCAGCGCGGCCGATGCCGCTAATGCGGTGGCGCCGCTGACTGGCGCGATCCTGAATGCATGATTGGCGCCGACAAACGGCGACGCGCCACCCGACACGCCGCGCAGTTGGTACACGGCAATCGACCAGCCAGGGCGCCCGCCTCCGCCAGCATCCAAGTCGAGTGTCAGTTGCTCGGAAAACGAGTTGCTGAACCCTTTGGCCCAGAAGTAGCGCACCCAGATATCGGCGTCTGGGTCTTTGGTAAGCGCTCCCATCGTGAACGACTTGCCGGCGTTCACCCCTTCCATCGTCAGTGCCGGCGTGGCACTGGCGGACTCCCATTTGATGACGCCTGCAAGGATGTCATTGGCCTGCAGGCTGTAGGTGCCCGCGTTGATGACGGAGCCTGTGGCGCTTGCGGACTCGTTGCCGCCAGTGCGAACGATTGATGCGGCCATTTCCTATCTCAACATCACTTCGATGATCATGCGGGCGTTACGAACACGCGTGCATTGCACCGCAGTTACAAACGCGGTGAACGTTTCGCCGGCCGGCAACGTGAACGAACGCTCGACCGATGCTCGCGCCCGATACTCAACACCCGTCTGATAGACCATCGGAGTCTCGCCGGACAGAAAATTGTCCGGATACGGCAATGTCGAAACATAGGTATCGAGCCGCAAGAACGCGCCGACCTGTGGCATTGGGGCGGACCGAAACCCGTAGCTGACATCTGCGCTCGCGCTGACCCGAACATTTGTGTCGACCGTGAACGGGCCGCGAAACTGCGGGGCATCTGAGTTGCTCAAGAGGACGCGCGACTTCCCGAGTTCGTTCCCGTCGCTGGTAACGACAATCTCCGTTCCGGCGGGCTGCGCGTACTCCTTCGACTGGGCTACCGCCCCCGGCAGAATCGAAGCGGTGCTGGTCATGTTCTGCCCGCCCGCCTCCCACACAGGCAACTCGGTCTGCTCCGCCATCGCTTCGCCAAGGAACGGCCGCGTGAAGTACAAGCCAGACGAGGTATGCGGCGAGTCGTTCAGGTACTTGATGAGGCACAAGCGCATCGAGCGCGCGTCGGCCGGGGGCACGACGAACAGCGACGAGTCGCGATAGTGCGCAGCGTTCGCCGGGCTGCGAGACTCATCAGAGGCGATGAGGCTTCCGTCTACAGTTGGCAGACCCGATACGATCTGAGTGCCGGCGGCGTCAAAGAACTGGATATGCACACGCCCCGACGCGCGATGCGCAACCAAGCCAACGAACAGCACGTATCGCTTGCTCGGATCACACGGCACCGATGGCCAGCGCGCAAACTGATACGGAGACGCCGTGCCAACTTGCACGAGCATCAGATTTGTCGGCAGCCCGGCGAGCTTCCCGGCCCTGCTCGCCGGGCTGTCATTCAGCGTCGCAATGTACCCGGTATCTCCACCGGGCGCGTTGTTCCCGAAGCGGTACTCCAACCCACCGCCAGCCGCGGCGAAATCGGCTGGGCCCGCCGTGCAATCGAGCATCGCATTGGACAGCAAATTCGCCGATATCGGCCGGCCGGTCTGGCCCATGAATCGCCCCGTCACCTTATACGCATACTCGGGCGCGACGCTCAGCGATTGCAGTGCGCCACCGAAGAGGTTGTAACTGCAGAACTTGAACTTGATGACTTGGCCGATCATCGTGACCGGCAGCGGCCCGCTCTGCGCAATCGACGAATCGATGAACGCGAACCGCGCGCCAACGGCGAACGCCTTGTCGGCGCTGCCATATCGCCCGCGGCGAAGGCTCGTAAGCGAGTAGCGGTTCGTGTTCGTCAGCGTCGCCGTCTGATAAGCGAGCCACTCACCCGTGGCCGTGTCGCCCACGAAGCACAGTGTCGACAACGCATCGGCATCGAACACCGATGTGCTTTGCAGCTTCCCGCCGCGGCCTTCGAGCAACACATCGAGCGTCGCCCCCGCGCCTGCCGCAAGCGTCGTCTGCAGTGCCCCGTACCGGGCGGCCTGGTCGATCCGCGACACCAGCTTGTAGGTCGCACCGTTGTCGAGCGATGCGTACACATCGCAGCCGCCCCAGTTCGGGTCAGCACCCGTCGCGGCGATCCAGACTTCAAGCCCAGTTCCACCCACCGATGAGCCCGGCGGCTCGAAGAACATCGGCGTGGTCACATCACCGGACGCAATGTTCTGATTCGGGTTCCACCCCGACGCGACCTGCGGCGCATACAGCGGCGCGTTCGCGTGGCCGATCGGAAAGTCCTCGGCCAGCACCTCGATCGTGTCGTCGCTGCCCTCGGTTAGCTCCAGCACCTTGACCACCACCGAGGTCGCCATCGTGGCCGGATCGTTGAGCGTCAGCAGGTCACCGGGCTCAAGCTGCAGGAACCGCCACGGCACCTGAAGGCGTCGTTGTGCAATCGCGGCCTGGTGGCGCTGCAGACGGATCTGCGCCGCCTGAGACGCCGCCGCACCATCGGCGAACATCCGCCAGCCCAACGTGTCCTCGGGCCGCGGGCCGTACATCGCAATCGCCGCTTCGTCGGAGATGGTCACCGGCGTCACGCGATACTTCTGACTCCGGTCGAAGTACTCGACGGTCACCACGTTCTTCCGGTCGGCCGGATCGCGCAACTCGGTGCGCACCGGACGACCGCCCTTCGATGAGAAGTCGTCAGGCCCCACCGAGAACACTGACGTGTTGTTCGGCGTGTAGGTGACGCTGTTCCCAGTAACAGTCTGATCGCCGCGCGGAATGATCTTGAGCAAGTCGCCGCACCATGCGGCATCGGCGTTACAGGCGTCGATGATCTCGGCGATCACTTCGCGCGCCGATCGCTGGGTGGTGTACACCGGCGAGATCAGCAACCCCGACGCACGACAGTACGCACTGAAGTCATCGAATGCATCCTTGAACGCGCTTGGGAACTGCACGCCATGCCGGCTGTTCAGCAGGATGTCGTCGATCACAGCACGCGGATCGCAGTCCGGCACGCTCGCTGAGAGCTGCATGCCGAAGTCGATCTCGAACGCGTGGTTCTCGATCTGCGCGCTGTTGTTGACCGCGTAATCCTGCGCGTACACATACGCGATGCCGCTGTACCCGATCGCCGCCGCCGAGTAGTTCGAGGTCAGGTAGGGCCATACCGACTGCCCCACCGTGCCCGGCTTGAGCGACAGGCCCAGTCGTTCGAGCGCCGACACCGCATCCGTCGCGGTGGTGTGCCGGTACTCGATGCGCACGCTGCGCCCGACAAAGGGCGCCGAGAACGTGTAGACGCCGCCGGAACGTGTGTAGTGCGCGCCTTCGAGCAGCGCCGAATCCATCTCATCGAAGTTCGCGCCCATGAGCGCCACGCCCACCGGTGCGGCATAGGCGCCCGAGTGCGACACGGTGACCTGGTACGGGCTCACCGGGACGTCCCAGATCTCCGCCGTCGCAAGCACCTTGTTCGCCGCAGCTGCGCCTTCGAACTTCTCCTTGCCGACCCAGATCGTGCGGATCGATCCTATCGACCCCTCGCACAGCAAGCCGATTACCGACGCGGTGTAGGTGTAGGACGTGCGTACCGGACCCGAGCCACCCTTGCCGGACTCGGCGCGCTCCTCGTGCGCGATGGCTTTGAAGTTGTCGTACCACCCGAGGTTCATCGCGAGCAGCCCGCGCCCGTAGCCCACCGGGATCGTCAGGCCGAACGCGGATGTCTGCACCCGAATGCCACCAAGGATCTCGGTCTCCGTCCTGGCGTTGCTGCCGCCACCCAGCCATCCACTCATGTCGGGAACACCGTGAAGAATTGGCGCGGCCGGTTCGGCCACTCGTCCAGATCCGCAATGCCGACGGGGCGATGCAGGTACGCATGCACGATCTGGTCACCGCCGATGTAGATCGCCCCGTGTGAGTACGCGCGCCCGAAGCGCATCAGCACCATGTCGCCCGGCTCGGGCTCTGCCACCTCACGCGCGCGCGACTGGACGTGCTCAAGGTAGATCTCGTCACCCCGATGCAGGTGCCAGTCGCCCGGGTAGTACCCGGGGTCGAATGGCTCGATCAGACCGGTCGCCGCAAACACCTCGATCAGCAACCAGGCGCAGTCCACCCCCACGCCCTTGACGTGCGCGCCGGTGTGGTACGGCGTGCCCAGCCATGACATCGCCTCGGCGACCACCGCTGCGCGGTGTGCCGATCGTTCCAGCGGATCTGTCATCAGGTCGTCGTTTCCGGAAGTGGAATGAACGGCTGCCCGCGAAACCGAAGCGCGTTGCTGAACTTCGACGTGCAAGTGGCCAGCTTCTTGTCGCACCCGAGGAACGCTTCGAACGCATTGCCTGCAACAACCGGCGCCGGCCACGGCGTGGCGAACGAGAACAGCCCACCGACGGTGTTGTTCTTCACCGCCCGCTGGATGCCGCTGTTGTCGCCGCTGGTGAAGCGGAACCGTCCCAGCCGGTAGGCGTCTGCGGTCAAGCCAGACAGCGAGGTCTGCAGCACCGACTGCGAGGTGACCGAGGTGATCGTGCCCGTCACGCGGATCGATGATGCCGACACCTGGCACATCGAATCCGACAAAGTGTTGCCGCACTGCGGCTGGTAGGTGTTCCCCGGGAACGGCTTGTCCAGCAGGTACAGGACCGACTGTGCAGTAATCTGCGCGCCACCGGCATCGACCGCCAGGATGCCGTTGATGCGGCCGGTGAAGCGCGGCACGACATCGAGGATGACGCTGCCCGGCGTGGCGCTGTAGGCCCGTGAGAGTCTGAAGGCTGCACCGCTCAGATCTCCACGCTGGATCGCCTGATACAGGCTCACGCCACCCACCGTGTCCAGCCGCGGCCGCTCGGTGAGCGTGATCTGCAACTCGTCCGTCTGCAGACCCATCTTGAGCTTCAGCTTGCCGCGCGTGATGATCGGGCCGAGTGCGAACGTATTGCCACCGGTGGTCACAGCGACATCACCGCCTGACCAGCGAATCGTCGTGCCGCTGAGCAAGTGGAACTCGTACAGGTCCACGACCGCGACCGACTGCGCTGACGCGATGTGATTCTGCAGATCGACCGATACCGCCCTCATGGTTTGAGACTCACGATCTTGATGCCGCTGTTCTTCCACATCATCGACAGGAACTTCTCCATCTCCATGTCCGGGTCGGCGAACCGGCACCGATAGGCATAGGTGCCGGTCCAGCGAATCGCATGGCCGGCCGCCGGCGCCGAGCTGAACTGCAGGATGCGGTGCTCGAGCAGCGTGTACGCCTCGGTCACGATGCCGTTGACCGAGACCGCCGACGGCGCGCCGTAGCCGACTGGCTCCGCGAACGCGCCGAAGGTGCGGGCCAGCGGAAACAGCGTCTGAACGCCGTTCCCCACGCCGATCTGCAGATTGCTGACCGAGCTTTCGTCCGGATCAGTGAAGAGGAATGGCTCGAGCTGGCCGAAGTGGGCATTGAAGAATCCGAAGAGCACCTGCAGCTCGGTGTGACTCGCCCGCTCGCGCAGGAATTCGTACGGAATCGTCCACATCCAGCGCGGGACCGTCTCGTAGCCGACACCCGCCTCCCGTTGCGAGGCCGACACCTGAAAATCGATCGGTGCCCAGATCGCCTTCTTCTTGAGGAAGAGCCGGCCCGGCAGATTCGCCGGGAAGAACGCGTCGCTCATCGCGGCCGCTTGCCATCGCGCAGTGCGCGCACGACCGCATCCACCAGGTGATCCGCATGCGTCGTGAGCAGCCGCTCGAAGCCAGTCGCGTCATGCGCCTGGACCGTGATGCTGATCGGCCCCCCAAAGCCGCCGTGGTCAGCCGCCTCACGGATCACGTCGGCCTGGCGCTCCGGCAGCACCATCTCGCGCGGGTGCAACTGCGTGATAGGGCTGACCCCGGCCGGCACGTCGTAGCCGTCCATCGCGCTCGCAGCCGGCATGAACGACATTGCGGCCGTGAACGCGCTGGCGCCGGCGGCCGGAGCGATGCTCCAGCCATAGAGCGGGATCGCGGCGGCCGAGGCGACCGCATTGGCGCCGGCGGCGCCCGCGGCACGGGTGATCTCGCCGGCGGTGGTCTTCTTGCCCAGGATCGCGCTGACGGCCGCATCCATCAGCCGCTGCGCGGCGATCTGCGACAACGTGTTGATGATCGCCTGACCGGTGGCGATGAACATTTGCTTCGCGAAGTCCCGCACCGTCATCGTGCCGCTGGCGAGCTGACTCATCGCGCGCGCCCACCCCGACACGATCGCCGATTGCGTCTGCTGGTACGGGCCCGCGGCCTCGCGTACCGCATCCGCCTGGATCTGGGCCAGCCGCCCCTGGTGCTCACGCTCGAGCTGCTCGCGCTCGGCCATCAGCCGCGCGATCGCCTCCAGGTCGCGATCAGCGGCCTCCTCGGCTACCTGCATCCGCTCCTCGAGCCCGGCCATCTGCAGCTCGAAGCGCCGGGACTCGAAGCGCTGTAGCTCCTGGAAGTACGCCTGCTGGTCGACCTGTCGCAGATCGCGGGCCAGGTCGAGCTGCGTGCGCTCGATCTCCACTTCGGCGAGCTGCGCCTCGCGGCGGCGATCGCGGCCGATCTGAATGATCCGTTCGCGCTGGGCCTCGCCGTCGCGCTGCGCCTGGAGGATGCGCTTCTGGACCTCCTCGAACTCGCGGGACTCCTCGCCGAACCGCTGCTTGACCAGCGCGGCCTCGCGGGTCAGGACCTCGACCCGCGCATCGTGATTGGCCTTGTACTGCTCCGCCTCGGCGCGCAGGCTCTCCAGCACGGCGGCGAAGCGCTGCTTGTTCTGCTCGAGCTCGAGATCGGCGATGCGCTTGCGGATCGAGAGATTGTCGGACGAGCCCTTCTCGGTGAGCCGCAGCTTGTCCTGCCAGTACCGCTCCTCCTGCGCCTTGCTGTACTGCTGGAAGGACCCCTGCGCGTTCGCCTGCTCCTGGAAGGCCACCTTCGCCGCGGCAAGCTCCGTCTCCCAGGCCTGCATCCGGGATTTCGGGGCCTCGCCGGCTTTCAGCGTGCCCATGTGCTTGCCACCGCCGGTCGGCTTGGGCTCCTCCACCGGCGTGCCCTTGCTGCCGATGCGCTCGAGGTCGGCCGCGAGCTTGGCATTCGTCGTCGCCGTGGCTGCGACGATGTCGTCGAACCCCGTCTTGAAGCCCTCGCCCAGCCGCTGCCCCAGCGCCTTGGACGCATCCCAGGCACCCGAGAAGTCGCCGCGGAATAGCCTGGCGAATACCTCGCCGATCAGCCCGGCGCCGTCGACGATCGCCTTGTACACTTCCCGCGCAACGATTCCGAGCGACTGAAAGCCCAGCGCCATGGTCCGCAGGACCGCCACGACCGAGACCGCTGCAATCCGGACCGCATCGACGATCTTCGGCCCCATGGCCGCCAGATCCTGTGCGGCCTCGGTGAAGATCGGCATCACCGCATCGCCCAGCACTTTGCCGACCGCCGTCAGCACATCGCCGACGTCGTTCATCGCGGCCTTATAGGCTTTCGTCGCCGCGACGTTCTCTTGCGTGATCGTGAGGCCGAGCTCCTCGTTCTTGCGCTTGGCTTCCTCCAGCACCTCGTTCGTCAGGCGCTGCAGCTTCATCACGTCGTCGACCGATTTCCCGAAGAGATTCATCGCCGCGGTGGTGCGATCCAGGCCTGGGGCGTACTGACCCACCAGGCCCACCGCCTCGCGGTACATCGTGTTCGTGTCCCGCAGGTGCCCATTGGCATCCCGCGTTTTCAGACCCATGGACTGGAGACCAACTTCGTTGTTCCGGAGCTGCCCGGCGAACTTTTGGAATGCGTCGGTGTAGGTGCCCGCGTCGGCGCCGATGTCGCCCAGCGCCGTGTTGAGCGCACTGGCCTCCCCGACCGACAGGTTCATCGTCCGGGCAAGGCCGGCGACCTCGCCGGTGAGCTTGTTCGATCCCTCGATCAGCTTCGAGAAGACCGACCCGCCGCCGACGACAGCCGCCAATGCCAGCAGGCGCCCATGAACCGCCGTGACGGCCGAGCCGATGCCCGAGAAGGACGCGCGCACCTGGCTGTCGGCAGACGAGGCGCTCTGCGCCAGCCCGCGCATCGCATTGACGAAGCCCGCGTTGTTCGCGGAGACCTCGTATTCAACCTTCTTGTCGGTCATCGATGTATTGATCCCACAGCGTGGTATCGACCTGGGGGGCGTTCTCGACCATGGGCATCGAGCCGCGCAGAGCCATCTCGGCGTCGGAGCCCTCGCCCATGCGCACGGTCGGCTCGTAGCGCACGTAGCCGGCGATCAGCCAGTGCGCCGGCGGGTGTTCGCGCCACTCCTCGCGCAGCACCTCGAGGAAGGGCAAGTCCACCTCGGTGCGGACGCGTTCAGGCGGCCACCCGGTGCTGTTGCAGACGTATGCAATCAGCCGAGTGAAGGTGAAGGGCTGGCGGCTGCTGCCGCCCCGTCGTTTCCCCCGGCTGCCTCACGCTGCTTGCGGAGCATCCCGGAGACGTCCATCACCGCGGCCATGACTTCCTGCATGTTCGCCAGATCGATCAGGTCCGCCACCTCGGCCCGGGTCATCTTCGGGTAGTTCCGCACCAGAGCCAGCGTGGCCGCATCGACCACCGTGCGGATGGCTTCCGGCTCGATGCTGGAGACACCCTCGAGCCGCTGCAGGCGTTCCTGCATCGACTCCAGCGCACCGAGCGTGAGCGGCGGGATGACCAGGCGCTGGCCCCCGAAGTCGAACTCCAGCCCCTTGAACCGGGGCACACTGCCGCCGGCCATCACTCGCTCACGAACATGTAGCCGATGATGTCGGTCACCGGGTCGGCGAACGCCGAGACGTCCATATCGAACGTCTGGAAGTCGTCTTGCTTCGGTGACATTCCCAGCTTGCTCGACACGCAGTTCGGAAATCGCCAGATTTCCTGCTTGCCGTTGAACGGCATCGCCAGATCCAGCCCGAACTGCGGTAGCGTGCCCATGACGTTGTTCGTGATGGTGAGCGCCTTGGCCTGAGTCGAGGTCACCGTGTAGCCGTAGTTGATCACCATCGGCTTCCCGCTGTCGGCGGCGGCAAACGTGTACACGCCCGCTGCGACGCTGTACTGCCCGGCCGCCGGCGCGCTCGCCACGCGCGTGAGCGGATAGCCGGTGGCCGCATCGATCACGCCCAGGTCCTTGCTCCACGTGCCAGAGCCAGGGACTGTGGGCGTGATCTCATAAGGCGACGATGCGGGCACGGTGCCTGGCACATTCTGGGCCACCGTGTTCAGCACGCCCGCCACCAACGCCCCGCCGAAAAAGCAGTCGTTGAAGATCCGGCCGAGGATCCGGGCGAAACCCAGCTTGAAGGCATACTTCATCTTGCCGCCACCGATCATCACCGGGGACGACTTCTCGCCATAGAGCTCCTTGATGTCGCGGGCCAGCTCCATCGAAACGTTCTGCACCTCGCCGACCTTGACGGGCGTGGGGGTGGCGATGGCTGCCCCGAGGGCGTCCTGCGTGGCGGCCAGCCACAAGGTGCCGTTGCCGAATGCGTATTGCGCCACTTGTGTTCTCTCTGAGGAAAGGGTTGCGAAGGGAGATCAGGCCACCGACGAATCGTCGGCGGGCAGCGGCTCGGGTTGCCGCCGCTCGGGCCTGACCAGCTCGATCCGACCGGTATGCACGCTGACGACGTCGTCCGGCAAACTGACGATGTCGCCCTCGGTGGCGGCGCGCTCCTGGCCGTTCTCCAGGACCTTCAGTACCACGCCCGGCAGGACGCGGTACTGCTTCAACTCGTTCATGGGAGACCTTCTCTCTGGGGTTACTGGGGAGGAGTACTCAGGTCACCCACGCGCGATGCGTAGATGACGCGGTAGAGGCGCCGGACCTGCGCGATCCCGCCGTTGCCGGTCTGGGTGTCCCAGCGCAGGCCTGCCGGGACGATGCGAGCCACCAGGTCGCCCAGCGTGCTGTCCTCGAGCATCACCGCATCGGCCCGCACCAGGTACGGATCGGCGACCTCGAGCGCGGAGACGTCGACGCCCTCGCGGGCGTAGACATCGAGCGCCACGGTCAGGTCGTGCTTCTCGACGCCCGTGCCGCCCATGGGCGAGACGTCGGCCTCGAGCGGAGACACGTCGGCCGCCGGCAACACACCCTCGCTGAGGGACCAACCGCGGCCGATGTAGCAGCGGCCATCGAATATGTCTGCGTCACGCAGCATCTCGCGCATGCGACGCGCAGCCTGCAGTGCAATCGTCCGCTTCACGACATCGCCTCCACCACATGCAGCACGAACGAGCGACTTTGCTGTCTGCCATATGACGTCGATATCCGGCAGCGCACGGTGAATATCCCGACCGCGGACGCCTCGATCCACTGCGTAGAGAACGCACCGTCGACCCCGGCCGCGCCCGCCATCAGCCCGTCGGGCATCGTCCAAACGCTGGCGACGAGCGAGTCGGTGTCATCGATAAGCACGTTCGTCCAGTCGATCGAATAGTCCAGCACGTCACCCGCGGCGCACGCAATGTGCATCAGGCCATCTCCGAGCCGCTCGAATCGCTCGCCGCCGCTTTTCACTGGACCACCAATCGCCGAGACTGCCGCGGGATCACGAGCCGTCGTTGCTGCTCGGCGACCGCCATCGTTCGCTCGAGCGGCGCGCGCGCAGCACTGATGCCACTCGTGAGGACGGCGCTGACCATGGCGCGCGCCACAGCGGCCACGTCCACCTGAACTTGCGCGCTCAGGCTGCCGCCCGCCAGCGCCGTGGCCATCGCCTCCGCGGTCATCTGCAGGGCCACCAGCAGCGCGCCGGTGGACTGCGAAACGGCCACCGCAATTGCCTCGACCGGCACGCCCGTTACCAGTACGCCTGCGGCAGCGGCGGATCCCTGACCCTCACCGGCCGCGTGGATGCCCGTCGTGGGGTCGCCAGCGGCCGTCACAAAGGCCGTCGCCGGACCCACCACCGGAACGGCTGTAAGCAGCGTGCCGCCGCCCTGCGCCCGGCCGATTGCTGCACCTGCCATGCCCGCCGGCGTAGTCGACAGATCGCCCGTCGACGCCCCCTCCCCCAGCGCCGCGACGGCGAACCAAATCGCCGCCGATAGATCGCCGTCAGCCAGCGCCAGCGCGGCGGACGCCGCGCTAAACCGTGTTTGCGTCGCGAGATCTCCCGACGCCGCAGCGTCGGCCTGGACAGCGGATGCGAGTCGCGTGGCGGTCGCCAGGTCGCCCGATGCGAGGGCCTGCGCGATGGCGCTTCCCGTCGCCTGGATCGCCGCCGCAATCGCCGCCAGCACCACTGCCTGGCCCATGGCCTGCCCGCTCAACTGGAAACTCGTCGCCAAACCGTTCACCGCGAAGGCCCGCCCCGATGCTGCACCCTCCAGGCCGCTCGGTGTCGCACTGAGATCACCCGTCGCCGCGCCGGAGCCCGCGGCCGCACCGGCTGCCAGCACGGCCGCAGTGAGGCCCGCCGCCGCAAGCGCCTGTGCAAGCGCCGGGACCTGCAGGCTGATGGTGACCGTCATCTGCCCGGTAGCAGCCGCGGTGGCGCTGGCGCTGGCCGCCTGGCGGATCGCCGTTGTGATCGAACCCCCGCCCGTCGCCGTACCCACTGACGCAGTCGCCACTCGAATCGCCGTGGCGATCGCAGCCGAGGCCTGCGCCTGCGCGATCGCCGCAGATGCCAGCTCGGCCGCCCCGCTGACGGCCTCGATCAATTGGAACGCGTCGTTCTGATGCCCGGATGTAGCCGACACCACGATGCCACCGCGATTCGCGGCGGTGATGGCACTGTCCGAGACGCTGATCCGCTGCCCGCCGTCGATGTAGACCTTGATCGCAGCCCCGATCATCGACAACCGCAGCGTGCGCGCCGTACTGACCGGGCTGTCACCGCCGTAGGACCCGAGGAGCGAAGGCGATCCACCGACGTACTTGTAGAGCTGCCACTGACCGGCCGCGTGGACCCAGATCACAATGTAGAAGTCCAGGTTCGTCGGGTGCATCCGGCCCACCACGCCACCGGTGTCGGCCATCGTCCCGTTGTGCACGACCTGACACTCGACGTCATAGTCGGCAATGGCCGGCGTGCGATTCAGGTAGTAGATCGATATCGAACCCGTGGCGGTCTGCACGCGGTTCGACTGAATCTGCGCCGCGCCGGAGCCCGACGCGGCGTGCTTGACCCACGCGTCACCCTGGTCCGACACATGCGACGCGAGCGTCGTGCCGTTGGCGTCGGTGAACGCGTCTGAGTAAGTTGTCACGTCGTCTCAGGCGAGGGACCACTTGAACGTGCGCGGCTGCCCGGCCTTCAGGAACTGCTCGTCCACCCACGCTGCCACGGCCGCCGCGTCGGGATACCCGAGCTTGTCGGCCAGCACGGCGGCACCGCCCAGATACGACAGATACGCCCAGTCGCCGAAGGCGTAGTCGTCGCCCGTCGCCGTCAGGCCAAAGACCGATCCGCTCGCCGCAAACGACTCCGCCAGCGTCGGCCTGACGACGTAGCGATAGGCCGTGGCATATGCGCGCGGAATGCCCTGGCCCATGCCACGCTTGCGGGTCGACTCCCACCGCCATTGAGCCAGCGAGATGAACTCCGAGCGCCCCATCAGCACCAGCCAGCAGAGCACCGCGGTCAGGAAATCATCCATCCATGGCGCGGTGACTGTCACCGATCCCTCCGTCCACGGCACCGGCGCGGCGAGCTCGCCGGGATACAGAGCGCGATCCTTCTCCAGCCGCACCCGCTTGGCGTCGAGGCGAGCCTGCAGCACGGCTTTGGGCATCAGCCAGCCCGACGCCACCGGCGTCAAGAGCAAGGCCAGCCCGGTAGTCCTGAGCGTCCAGGCGGCCGCCCGCGACTGGTTCAGGTAGTCCCGATACGCGTCAGCCGGATGGCTCAGGTACATCCACAGCGCCTGGAACTGCAGCGCCTCGAGGTAGTAGGGATCGCCGGTCAGGAGGTATGGCACGAGCAGGAACTCGGGCATGTGCGCCTCCTCCAGGCGCACGTTGACCAGCGCCGTCTTGATCAGCGGGCTCGGATTGCCTCGGCTGTCCACCGAGGCATTCGGGTACTGCGCAAGATCGATGGCTCGACCCGTGCGCTCATCCCGGAAGTGCCAGGGCATCGAACCCGACGCCTCCGCCTGCGCCCGAATCGTCTGCAGGTTGTTGCCCCGGGCCATGTACTGCGCGCACCACTCGGTGACCAGGCCGATATCCGGACGCTCTCCGGTGGTACCCATATCCGGCACGAAGCCAGCCAAGTCCATCGGCTGATAGCTCTGCGCCGGAAGATCCTGACCCAGCGGTCGGAAGACCGGCAGAAAGATCCCCGCACGATTGATGTCGCCGATCGATCTGGACGCCGACTGCCAGCGCCAGCGCGCATGCAGATGATGCGTCACCGACCCGCGCGCGACTTCGGTGTCGCCACGCTTGATGATGTAGCTGTAGGCGATCGTGGCCACATCTGCGCTGAATATCCGACCGTACTCGAAAACGATCTCCATCCGCGAACCGTCCACCTCGGGGCGGAAGATCACGCGCAGGCCGCTGTCGGCGAACGCAACGACCTGGCTGCGCTGGTGAGCGCCGAAGGTCTGCACCCCGCCCTGGTCCAGCGCACCGGCTTGACGATAGATTCGGCCGTTGGCTTCGACCGTCCACTCACCGGTTGCCGGGACGGGGATCGGCGTTGGCGCAGGCAGCGGCGGAGACGGAGCGGGAGGCGTGGGCGCCGGCGTCGGCTGGGGCGCGGGCGGCGCCGGGCTCGGCGCTGGCGGATCGCTCACCACCTGCACGGTCACCGGCCGGGTATACGCCGAGTCGCCTGAGGCGTTCGTCGCGCACACGTCGAGCGTGTAGAGGCCGAGCGGCAGTTCTGATGTCGTGAAGCTCGTCTGACCCGCGGGCAGCGACAGCGTCTGTTCGGCGCCCCCTACCCGCGCGCGCAGCTTGAAGCCTGTCTCGTTGCTCGAGTTGTCCTTCCACGTCGCCTGCAGCCGGCTGCCCGGCAACAGTTTGACGGTCAGGTCGGACGGTGCAGCAGGTTTCGGCACTTCAGGCTCCATTGAGCCATCCCCGAAGAGGCGAGTGATGAACGCAACGATCGCAGCCCACATCGCGGGTCACCCCCTGTCGGCGACGGCCGCTTGAAGATCGGCGAGCGCCGCCGCGAGCCGCGCATCCAGGACCGCCGCGAGCGCGCCCGGCGGGATCTCGTCCTGGCTCGCGGCCTCGGCGCCGGCCACTGCCGTCTGCAGCGCTGCGATCAGCGCCTTCGCTTGCACCACATTCATCGTTGCCCCCTCAGCAGCAGCGCCGCCTGGTTGATCGATTGCACGGCAGGCTGCGCGCGTCGTCGGGCCGCCTCGCGATCGCCGGAGCTGGCCTCGAGCGACACCGCAGCGGCCAGGTCTGCGCGCGCCGCAGTGAGGTGACGCAGGATCTGGCCGGCCGTCGCTGTGTCCAGCCAGCCGGCGCGCACCGCACGGGCGGCTTGCTGCGCGATGACCTCGGCCCGTGTGTACTGCGCCGCGACCTCATATTCGAATGAGCCGAGCGGTGCGAGGGTGGCCACGGCAATGGCACCGCCGCCTGCCGAGGCGGCTGGTAGCGGGTTTGACGCGCACGCAGCCAGCAGCAGCGCCGCGATCGCAAGAATGATCGTACGCATGGTCACTGCAGCGTGAAGGTGAAAGCGCCCGTCGCAAAGGCTGGGGCGGCATCGCCATTGTTCACGCTCTTCGGCGTCGTCAGCGCCCGGCAGCCGAGGAGATTCCCGGACGTCGAAGCATCGGCCCAGAAGAACCACCCGATCTGGTTGGTCGGTGTCCAGTTCGCCGTTGGCGCCGGGAACGTGATCGCCGTCAGATTGCTGGTCTGACCACCGGTGCCGGTCGATGCGCCGCTGCCGCTGGCCTGGGTGTTCGCGAAGTTTGCACTGTTCGGTGTGACGCCGACCCGGGTATAGCTGCCACCCGAGACCTCGGTGCCGAAGCTCGAGTCGCTGCACGCCGTCGTCGACAGACCGAAGTAAATCGTCGACGGATTCGTGAACGCGGTGCCGCGCCACAGGTGGTCGATCAGCTTGTTCTCGCTGTAGTCGGACAGGTCCTGAGCGAGCGCCACGGGCGCATACGCCGACAGGCCGACCAGAGCCGCAGCAGGAACGGCGGCAGTGAGGACCGGAGTGACGGCCTGTAGCAGGCCGGCCAGCAGCGATGCGAAAACGAGCGCAATCGCCGCTCCGAAGGAGCGGATACGTTTCATGTGAAACACCTCAGAGGGTTGTGGGGAGCTGACTGAGCCAGGCGCGCGCGATCGCGCCATCGTCGATCGAGTGGACGCGAATGACCCTGAATCGGCCAGTGCCCTGGATCTCGATCTCATCGCGCGGCGGCTCAACGACCGGCCATTCCGATCGCTGATACAGGATCTCGAACTCCGTCGAGGTCACGTCGGCGATCAGATCTCGGCCTGGCTGATTGAAGATGACCGTTGCCGGGATGGCGGGACCCACGCCATCGCGATGCAGCGTGGCGGCCATAGCGAACTCGTCGTCGTCGAAGAACGGCGTCGTGTCCAGAAATTCCGCGCCCGACATGGAACTGATCGTACCTGCGACCTACTCGTCGCCGCCGTCGCGCTGCGACTCTTTCTCGCCCTCCGACTCTTTCTCGCCCTCCGACTCGCTAACGCCGATCACTGCGATCGCCCGTACCGCCAGCAACGGTTCAGCGTGTTTCGGATCGAGGGCGATCTGCATGCCCTCTTCGAACCGCTCCCCGTCGTGTTCGACCGGGGACACGACACGGTAATCGAGCTTCTGACTGTCCATGGATGCTGGTTCCTCTGGTAGTTGCTGGGGTGAAATCGCCGGGCACCCTACGTCAGAGCGCAGGGCGGCGCGGGTGGGGTCTCTCAGGAAACCGCGTTTTCCCAGAAGTACGCGGTATCCGCCGCCAGGATCAGCTCCTTGACGGTTTCGCCGACCCGCACGCGAGTGCCACCGCGCAGCCCGATGTCCGGATCGTTATCGATCGTGCCGGACACACGGGTGTTCCACTCAGCCGTCAGGCCGAAAGTCAGCCCGCCTTGGGGCCCGACCGGCACGGGCGCCTGGTAGTAGGCCAGCGCGTGCTTGCCCCAGCAACGCGCGATCGTCGGCGTCTGACCCTTCTTGGCCGTGTTGATCCAGGCTTCGCCGATCTGAATCTCCTCCAGCTCGAGGAGCTCGGCCACCGCCTGCAGGGCGACCACCGTGGGCGCCGTGGCGGCATTGCCGCCCCCCGGGAAGGCGGCCGCGGTGATCTTCGGGTGCTGACGCAGCTTCGTCCAGGTCGGACGCCCCAGCACCATCTTGTTCGGGCGCACCAGCATCGCGTCGAACGCGCTGAGGATCACGCCGATCGGGTCGCTGTTCGTGTAGTCCGACCACTGACTGGTGCCCGACAGGGTGGCCTTGTTTCCGGAGGGATAGTTCGCAGCCGCGAACAGCAGGGTCGCCACGCGCCGCTCGCGGTCCAGGGCGATCAGATCCGTCAGCAGCTCGGTACTGCGCTCCATCGGGTTGACCGGACGCACGCCGGCGACGGTCGGCGCGGTCTCCGCCGCATCGATGTCCTCGGACGGGATCGGGTCCTCCAGACCATAGTCGGCACAGCTCGCCGACTGCTCGGCCGACGTCCAGTCGATCTCGTTGACCTGTGACTTGCGGCCGACGCGAGTATCCGGAATCGTGAATCCGTCTTCCTTCGTCAGCAGCGTGTACTTGAAGGTCTTTGCCGCGACTGGATACCGCGGCAGGACCAGGTCGGCGATCAGCCGGCGGTTCCGATACGCGAGGGTGATTGCCGTGAGCTGCGGCTGCACGACGAAGGGGGCTTTCGTTGCCATCGTCAATCCTCAATGAGGGAAGTTGCGTGTTCGAGGGAGCGGGGACGGTGGCCTGATCAGCCCTGCATCACCGCCGGGGAGACCAGCATCCGGAAGATGTCGCCGGACGACGCTTCCTCTTGGGCGATGCCGACGATGGCCGCGTTCGCGCCCCCCGCCGGGGCGGCGGCGACCGCAGCGCCGTCGGCGGTGGCCGTGAGTCGCGCACCTTGTGCGATCGATCCACCAGCGATGACCTGCGCCGGCCCCAGCATCACGACATCGCAGATATCGCCGCTGTCGGTGTCGACGTCGGTCGTGACGCCCATCAGCACCTCGGTGGCGGCCGTCGCCACCAGCACGCCGCCGTTGTTCGCACCTTTCTTGACGATGCGATATTTGCCGATAGCGGCCTCGGCCGTGAACGCCATCACGTAGGGGGTTTTCATGAGCTGTGCTCCGTGTAGAGGATGAGTCGAGTACGGGTCAGGCGGCGGGCTGAGCCATCACCTCGCGAACCGCCTCGGCCGTCGAGATGTTTCGGCCCTGTGCGCGCTGCTCGGTCTGGTGCACCTGCGCGCGCCTGGCGATCTCGTGCGCATTCGGCTCGCCCTGCGCGGCCCCGCCCTTGGCGGCCGATTCCACCGGTGCTGCGGCGGCCGGCGCCGGCTGAGGCGCTTGCTCGCGGATCTGCTGCAGGCGATCGGCCCCTTCGCGCCGCATCTCCCCATGGATCCGCAGGGCCACGTCACCGGCGGTGGACGTGCCGTCCTTCTTCGCTTCGGCCACGATCGCCTCGTAGCCGGGCATGGCGGCAGCATCGATCGCAAGGATCCGATCGCGTTCGGCGCGCGCGCCGG